GATGGACTTGCTAAAAAATTCGAATCACTTGGCTTGGTCATTAACAAAACTGCGATTGCAGTAGTGGCATTTGGTGCAGCTTTCTACGGTGCAACGGTAGGTGTTAAAAACTTCGTAGATGGAAACCTTGATGCGTTAGACGAGATTAAACAGCTATCTAACGTTACAGGCGAAGCAGCGGATAAAATATATCTGTTAGGCAAGGTCGCAGAAGTAAATGGTTCATCTGCTCAAGCGGCTCAATCATCAATCGAGGGATTATCTCGAACAATCGGTGAGGCTGCAGCTGGAATTGGTCGTGGTGCTAAGACTTTTGAGCAGTACGGATTAAGCGCTAAGAAAGCCAATGGCGAAATAAAATCATCTAGTGAGCTATTCGGTGAAATATCCGAAAAAATGCAACAGATGAGCGACCAAGAGCAAATAGCAATGCTTGCGAAGTTAGGCATTGATGGCTCAATGATTCAAACGCTCCGATTAGGTAACGATGAATTAGCTGAACAGATTGCTCTAGCAGAAGCCTTAACGCTTGGTGTTGGCAATGCAGAAAATGCAGAGAAAGCGGCAGCATTTAAAGATGCTTTAACGCAAGTTTCTCAAGTGTTTATTGCTATCGGTGAATATGTTTCATTGCGTATATCGCCATCAATCCAGCGATTAGCTGAACGCTTTACAAAATGGTTTGCTGAGAATAATAACTTCATCAAGGCGATTTTAAATGGGCTTGGTCGAGTGTTCTCGTTCTTGTTTGAATTGGCTGGTGCGATAGATAACATCATCGAAAGCACGGTAGGTTGGAAAGCTGTGATTATCACGCTTGGCGGCTTGTTACTGTGGTTTAGCCGAAGAATGTTGTTAGCCTTTGCGACAAATCCAATCACCTTAGCGATTGCGGCTATAGCTGGATTAATCCTAATCATTGATGACTTTATTACATGGTTACAGGGTGGTGACGCTGAATTTGCTGATTTTTATCAGTCATGTGCTGACGGGTTGCAGTGGATTGAAGATAAATGGGGCGAGCTTTCAGACTGGATTAAAGAAAAATGGGGCGAGGCTATCGCTTTGGTAACAAGTAAATGGAATGTCTTTACTGCAACGTTCAGCATAGACAATCTTAAAAAAGTATTCGAAAGCGTTAAACAAACCATTATTGATAAGTTTAAGGCTGCGTTTGGTTGGGCTATCGACCTATGGAATAGTATCGTGGCTAAGATTGGCGGTGAGCCGATTAATATCCAAGCTAATGTGTCTGCTCAAGGCGTGCGACAAGCTGGATTAGGCGTGGCAGATTTAGCCTTAAATGCAGGTGTTTACGCAAAAGCCTCCGAGGTTTCTGCTGGTGGTGTAGGCGGCGTTTCTAACTCTGATAACAGTGTTAAGAATAGCAACAATAAAATCACCATTACACAGCATATTCAAGGCGTAGATAATCCTAAGGCTGTAGCTGACCAATCAGCACGAGCAATCAATAACCAACTTTCACCAGTTATAGGATAGTAAAGCATGTTTAATTTTGCTCAAGTATCAAGCAGAAGCATAGGCACGATAACATTTGATGTGGTTACAACGGAAGATCACCAATCAGACCTTTCAATCACAGAAAATCCAATCGAGTCAGGTGCAGCAATAGCCGACCACGCTGTAGTTCAACCGAAACAGGTTACGATTAACGGGATTATGGTTGACCACGACCATGGAACGTTCGGTATTAATTCGCCTTACATTGGCAATATCCGTGGTGTGGTTGATTTTCTAAATAACTTTCCGTTCCCCGTTCCCGTAATAACTCAAACATCTCAAACAATCGCAAGAGCTGGGCGAGTTATCAGTCAAGCGGCAGGCGTTTACAGCCAAGTAAAAAGCGTAGCAAATCAGGTGCGAGCAATTGCACCTTTTTTGCCAGATTTCGGACTTGGCGGCTTGTTAGATAGCGGAGTGGGCGACAGCCGAGTACAAAAATGTTATGCGGATTTAATCGCTTGCCAAAAATCGGGTGAGACAATCGAGATACAGACAGGAATTCATCTATATAAAGATATGATGATTCAGTCTATATCGGTTAATCAATCGCAAGATGGCAGTGCAACATTTACGATAACCGCAAGAGAAATCTTTATCGTGAACACTCAAACCACACAATCTAGCGGAAGCTCAAACGGTAAAGGTGGAAATAAAACATCAACCATCGGCAAAACAAAAAGCGGTCGTGCTGCGGTGCAATCAGCATCGAAAACACAGCAAGGCACAACAAGACCGGCTAACGCAGAGCCAAGAAAAACCTCAGCATTAAAAAACATTCTCTCATAGGTGACTAAGATGCAAAGAATACCAGTTACACAGTCGCCATACCAAGAGCAGACATTTGAGTTTAATGGTCGGAAAATCCGCTTAACACTGAGATTTAATAGTGTAGGCAATTTTTGGGTGATGGATGTTTACGAACCAGTCACCCAAAGACAAATCTGCCAAGGTCAGGCGTTAGCTTGCGGAGTGCCTATTCTGTTACGTTCTGTTCAGCCTTACTTTTTCTATATGGAAGATGAGAGCAGTGCAGATTTGGATGTGATGACAGCAGACGACTTAGGCACTAGATGCTTTCTGTACATCGGGGCTAAATAATGAAACAGTTCGGCAGACAATGGAAATTAGATATTAGCAACGAACAAGAAACGCTAAGTATCACACAATTAAGGGTTGCGTTTGAGATTGATAAAACAATCAACGAAAAACCAAATCCAGCAAAAATCCAAGTTTGGAACTTAAACCGAGACCATATCAACCAATTATTAAGCCAAGATTACAAGAAAGCCGCTCTATCAGTAGGTTATAACGAATTAAGACAGATTTATTCAGGCGATATTACAAAAGTTAGAATTCAGCGAGACGGATTAGACTTTGTTTTAACGCTTGAATGTTCTGATGGTCATGTAGCCTATACGCAGTCAAGAGCTAAGACAACGCTTAAAGCTGGTGCAACCGATAAGCAAATAGTCGAAGAAATACAAAAGACAATGCCAAAGGTGCAAGCTGGAGCGATGGATATACCTAACCAGCGTAAATTGCCACGAGGTAGAGTGTTAAATGGCAATAGTCGAGATATTTTAACCAAAGTGGCAAGAAATAACGGTGCAGATTGGTCAATTCAGGACGGTTCTTTAATCTTTCTACCAAAAGACAAGGTGTTAAACGATGAGGCTGTCCTAATCTCGCAAGAAACAGGAATGATTAATGCACCAGAGCAAACCGATGACGGATTAGAAATAACCTGTCTATTAAATCCAGCCTTACAAATTGGCGGATTGGTGAAAGTTGAGTCAATCATCGAATATTTTAACGGTGAGTACAAAGTAATAAAACTTGCTCACTCAGGCGATGGATTAGGTGGCGACTGGCAAAGCAAAATGACGGTGGTCGGTGGTAAATTCCAAAAGGTCGAAAGCGAGAATAGTAATTCAAAATCTGATACGAAAGGCAAGGATAAGAAAAAATGAACTATCAACAATCACTAGCCACGCCAGAAACCGCAACAGACCAACAAATCCAACAAAATCAGTTAAATCTACACACCGCATTGCCTGCTAAGGTTGTGAGCTTTGATTCAAGCAAACAAACGGTAACGCTTGCGGTTCAAGTAAAAATGCAACTGGCAGACGGTAACGGTGCGGATATTCCTCCATTGGTTGATGTTCCAGTTAGTTTCCCTAGAGGTGGCGGATTTGCTGTTACCTTTCCACTAAAAGCAGGTGATGAGGGAATTGCGATATTCTCTGAACGTTGCATAGATGGTTGGTGGCAAAATGGTAACGCCTCAACACCTTTAGACTTTAGGCTACACGATTTATCTGATGCAATGTTTATTCCTGGTGTTTGCTCTGTTCCTAAAGCTATCAAAGGCTTTTTCAATGATGGGCTTTCAATGCAGACATTGGACGGTGGAACGTACATTCGCATAAAGAATGGCACAATCCAAATCAAGGGAAACATTGAGCATCAAGGCGATGTAAATCATAAAGGGAACACTACACAAACAGGCTCACATAGTTCTACTGGTTTAATCTCAAGTAAAACAGATGTTTCTGCTGGTGGAATTTCAGGCAAAACACACAAACACGCTGGTGATAGTGGCGGTAAAACAGGAGCTCCAGAATGACGGTAAAAGTTAGACGACTGGATAAGAATCATGACTGGACTTTCGGGCAAGGTTTCGCAAATTACGCTATTGAGTCAGAGGCGATTGCTCAAAACGTTCAAACTAGACTTTGGTCATTTACGAATGACTGGTTTTTAGATTTAGAACACGGTTTGCCATGGTTAGAGCAGATGGGGCGAAATGTGGATTTAGGTGATTGGGAAATTAGGATTAAAAAGCACGTTCTACAAACTGACGGAGTTTCTAAGATTACCAGTTATGAGTCAAATTTAGATCCAAATACACGCAAATTAGTAATTGATATTACATACCAAGACATTTACGGTGCGGAAAACTCCGCTAGTTATCGTTCATAAGGGGAATTATGGCAACACTAACAGAAGCAGGAATCCAAATTGAACGCCTAGGCGACATTGTTAAGCGTTTTGAGGATAGCTTTAAACAAATCTACGGTCAGAATATCGACCTATCGCCAAATACGCCAGACGGTCAAATGGTGGGGATTTTGGCTCAAATCAAGATGGATATCGAGGAACTTGCTGAGAACGTTTACCGTCAATTAGATCCCGATGTCGCTACTGGAGCATGGTTAGAGCAGAGAGTGGCTTACGCTGGATTAATGCGAAGAGGGGCAAGTCACAGCTATTTACGCTCAGTCATTCTTACCGGTGAGCCAAATACTCAACTCTATGCAGGAATTGTAGTATCAGACCAAAATAAGGTTCGATGGGTACTAACATCAGACATTCAGCTAGATAGTAACGGGTCAGGGCGAGCGGATTTCAGAAGTGAGCAGCTTGGGAGTTTTAACCTTGCCAAAAATACAACGCTAACTATTGAAACTGTAACACTTGGTTTGACAAATGCAGTTACTTTTGAAAATGCAGAGGTTGGCGAAGAAGAAGAAACCGACACGCAATTACGTGAACGTTTTTTATTTAGTCGAACAAAGAACGCACAGAATTCAGCAGAAGCAATCACTGCGAAAATAGCAGCATTGCCAGATGTAAAACAGGTTCGAGTGCTTGAGAATAATACCGCTCAACGTGATGCGTTTGGCGTAGATCCGCATTCAATTGATGTCATCGTTTATGGTGGCAATGATGAAGAAATCGCTAATGTCATCTATCAAAATAAAGGTGCTGGCGTTGGGTTGCAGGGTAACACTCTAACAAACCTTAAGAAAGATGGCGAAACGAGACCAATTAGATTTGACAAAGTCTCATTGGTTGACATTCAAGTATCAATGCGATGCGTGCGTTATGAAGATTTTACAGAGATTGACAAAGATCAGATTAAGAAACTCTTAGCTAATCAAGTTTTCAAGATTGGTCAAACCGTTTCTTTATCTCGTCTATATTCACCAATCAACCAAGTAGGTGGTTTCTGGGTTAAAGAATTGAAAATCGCACGGAAAGGTCAGCAGTTAAAAGCCGAGAACGTAACATTGCAGCCGAGAGACTTGGCGAGAATAATGGAAAGCGACATCGTAATCGAGGTGGAATAATGGCTTATTCAGATTTGCTTATATGGCAGTATCAGGGCAAGCCTAAAGCTCTAGCCACAATCAAAATGATTGAAGATGAATTTGCTCAAAGTTTTATTGATTTATATCAAATTCAAAACACCTTAAGCATTGAAACAGCAACTGGCGACCAGTTGGATTTGGTTGGTAAACACGTTGGACAATCAAGAATTGTTAATGGCTATACTTTGAGACAGTTTTTCGGATTTAAAAATGCGAAAAATGCACTTGGATTTAGTAAAGGGCTTAATGGCGGTGGGCAATGGTATAGGTTGAGAGACCCGTTAGCTGATTCTGTTAGATTATCTGACGAGGATTACCGATTCTTAATAAAGTGCAGAATCATTAAAAATTATCAAGTCGGCACGATCCCAAACATTATTGAGGCGTGCCGATTTGTTTTTGGTGACGGATGCACGGTAAAAGACAATTTAAATATGACGGTTACTGTTTCGGTTGTTGGTAGATATTTAACTCAATTCACAAGATATGCGGTGGATAATCTTGACATTCTACCAAGACAAGCAGGCACTAAAATTATTTTTGAAATCAAATAGAGGATTATATGGCGATATATAACAAACCTGACGAAAGCGTATTCGCTTCAAGTGCTAAGCAGGGTGAAGTGAGCAACTTCCCTGATATTGGCAGAGGGTGGGGTGTTTCATTCGATCAGACTGGCGGTATTCCTCCAATGGAATGGTTTAACTTCCTCTTTAAAAGAAATGATGAGAAGTTTGGTTATCTGTTCCAGCGTGGATTATCTGAATGGTCGGCAACTCAATCCTATCCAGAGGGTGCTTTAGTTCAGTACAAAAACTTAACCTATAAAGCGAAAAGAGCTAATACAAATAAGAAACCTGATGAAGCTCAATCTAGCGACTGGCAACGCTGGGGGTTTACTCAATCGGAGCTTGGTGTCGCAACGCTAACAGGGAGTG